TTTACCTTCAAAGAGTGCGCGTTCATCTAGTCTACGAATTTGTAGACCTCTGAGTATTTTACCACCTGCACGACAATATTTCACTAACGATTCCATAGCCGCTTTTTTATCGCCGCGAAGAAGCGCTTGACGGAGTGTTGATCGCTGAAATGTACCAAGGCCAAGGTTAAAGGCAAAAGATACAAGGCAATCAAATTCACATTGTCGAAGAGGCACGTTAGGTAACATCTTAGATATTCCCAACTCGAAACGCCTGAGATCTGATTTAAGAATTCCATCTATTTCAGCTTCCGTAAAAGTTCTGTTCCAAGATTCAGGCAGTGATTTGCCGTCCCCGATAAGATGACCAACACCCACAGTATACAGGTTTGCAGGGCAACGGTAGGGACGATTACGCACACCTTCATGATGTTTAATAAGAGCGATGGCAGCTTTTGATACATTCACTTATTTCTTTTCCCAAGTTCTAGCACCAAAATAAAATCCTATGATACTTGCTACAATGCTCATCTCATCACTAGAAAATACAACGTCCATAGATTCACGACTAAAGCCAGATGATTGAACTGCCCATATAAATCCAGCTACATCAACGAATACAAGTAACCCTACAAAAGTGAAAGCAACAATAGGGCGGACAGAAGCATTAAGAGTTCTAACCCAGGGTGCAGCATCATGAACCAATTTAGCATCGTGTTCGTATAAAGCTTGACGTTCTTGTGCAAAAGTTTCAGCATAAGTACCTTCCAATTCAATAGCAGCTATTTTTTCTTGAGCGATAAAACCTTTTTCAGCCATAGCCATTTGTTGTGCATTTTGTAATTGAGCCATTTCACGCTCGTGTTTTTGATCTCCCTTTTGTTGGAAGAAACTTAAAATGTTTGGTAGCCCCGCAGTTGCGAAGCCGAGAATTGAGGACAGGATGGATAGCATATTAGTTGTTCAATGGATTAACCATTGCCTTTCGTAGTTGTTTCATTTCGTCTTTAACGTTTGTGACTGTGTCTGCTACTTTGTCTGCAGTACTTTTAGCTACACTATTAGCTTCAATAGCACGACCATAAGCTTCGTTTGCTTTTTCTAGTGCGCGATTGTTAGACATCATCACATCAACTAATTGACGCTCAGTAGAACGGGATCTATCTTCTAACACTATAATACGAGTCTCAACAGAGCTCATCTTTTTTACTTCCTCAATCGTCGAGGTCAAATCGTTGAAGAGGGTTATCCCGTAGTATACTGCGCCACCTGTTGGCACTAGCACGGATAATATAATCCCCAGTATCATTTGCGCTGATAAATTCAAGGAGTATGTTTTGTTGTTTTCCATATTCTTGTTCCTGTATAAGTTTGATTGATTCTTCTATTTGCGCTTGCTGCATATTGTAGCCCGCGTTTAAAAGCTGCATCGACATGACGATGCCGAAGCCTGGTACTATTTCTTTTCCTTTAGGCACATCAACGCCCTTAGGATTATCTTTTTTATCTGTACCCGACGTCGTCGTAGTACTTGACCCTGCTGAGCTTGTTGTGGAGCTCGTCGAATTCGTCGAGGTGTTGCTCGAAGTGCTTTGCACTGTGGCTACCGAAGTAGCTGGTGTTTCTGTTGTCGTTGTCAATGCAGTCATGTCCTGTACAATTACAGGTTCTGGCGGGATGATGGGCGCAGTGGTGACTTGGTTCAACACGCTGTTCGGATTCGTCGGGCTTATTGGACTGATTGGCGATGCCGGATTGTTTAGGTTTGTCGACGTCATCTTGCAAGTATTGTATATTTCCAACCAAGTGGTCCAAGTTGGAGAACCATACGGATCCGAGCAAATCGAAATTCTTTGTTCTTGAGATAATCCTTCGAAGCCAGCTTGACATGTTAGTGTCCTTGTTTCAGTAGATTCAATACACGTTGGCGGATCTTGTGTGCAATTAGTAGAAGTTGTTGTCCAACCTGTCCAACTTTGTGTAGAACATTCAAAAGTCCTACTTTGATTAATAGCACCTGATTGGTTAATTGGGCATGACAAGGTTTGATACTCGACTTGAGGGCTACATACTGGGACTTGATATATTGAGCAATAAGGGTCATTCGGTCTATACCAACCGCAATAATGTTGCTGCAAAGCTTCTTGAGGGTCAATACCACTACACGACATAGATCCAGGAATGATGTTACCTTGGCTGTCAGGTTGGAAATTACAGTACCAAGCATACGCGTTATTCCTTAGTAGTAGAAGGAGTAGGAAGAGTGTAATTCGGACCATATAATTTTCTAAACTTTTCAGGGTCTTTTTCATACCAAGCCTTCTTAGCTGTAAAGCCTACAGCACCACCCATAGGACAAGGTGAACCACTCATCTCCATAGCGTCCCATACTTTTGGATCTTGGCATAGCACCGATACGGCAGCCACTTTGAGTCCTAAATCGTTGAGGGTTTTGGCTAACTTGATTTTTACACAGTTTTCGTCAAGGAGAACGGTACCGCCTGATAAAGATATAAAACCTAAATTACCCGCTGCACTAATTGGCACTGCACAAACATCTTGTGAAAACGCAGACATACTAGGTGCCATAGCACTAGGTACCGGCATTCCTTTTTGGTTTATTGTCGTTGTTTCAGCGTGAGCGCTATGTACACACCAAATAAGACAAAGCGTTAATAAAACCCCAACTAGGATCTTCATTACTCGTCCGCAGGTTCTGGTGTATTGCCCTCGTCTAACCATTTTAGGTAGGCTTGGTAGTCTGTGTTATCAGGTGAAAATGGAATTTGCCAACCAGTATCTTTGTTTATAACAAAATCAATTTTACCTGATGTTTTTCCTTTTATTAATTTATACATAATTATAACTCCGCATCAAATTGAACAGAATTTACTGTGCCACTAATACCATAAACTCTTGTTGCTGAATTAACAGTGCTTGATGGACCTGTTGCATACCAATCACAAGTTTGTCGTGATAATTGATCTACAGTAATAGCACTTACAGCGCCGTTTGTATTTACATAAAAATTAGTGGGATTTGTTACTGAAAAAGATGGGGTTCCCCTCATGGCAACTGGAAATGTAGTAACTATAAATGCCAATGTAGTTGCATACCACCAACCAATTCCATAATGCATAAAACTACTTGCCCCATCATTAAATGGACCGCCCAATTTATAAAAATATCTATAACAACTTATCAACTCTTTATCATAAAGTCTGCGTTCAAACGGTGTTGCTGATGTGTTTTGTTCTAGTTGTACACCAGTGATGTAGAAGGTAGCTCCGTTAGTGCCTACGACTGATGTTGCACCTGTAGCTCCAAGATAAGTTGCACCAGCCCAAGCGCCAGCAGCGCCTGTATAAGTTGAACCAATCCCTAAACCAAAAGATATTGATAATCCAATACCGTTTGTAGATAACCAAGTTCCAGAAGTATCACCAGCAATAGTGATGGTTTTTTGTTCCCAAGTGTTTGCAACAGAAATTGTGTAAGTAAATGGATAACTTCTATCAAATGCGCTATTATTTAAAGCCCCGCCAAAAGTTCCTGTTAATGAACTTCTAACCCAAAAAGATAAAGTAATTGTTTTAGCATTTGCGGTTCCCCAGCCTAAATCAGCAACATTAAAACCTTCAATCAATTGTCTTATATTAAAATAATCTGAAGAAACAATAGAGTAAGAAGATAATGATGTTGCTCCTAAATAATTTGTAAATCCTACTGGTGGTGTGACTGAAGCAGCATTTTGTTGAACAGATAATTTAGATGCTTGAGTAATTCTTAAAGTCCATCTGTCTAATGTATAAGTATTATCTACTGTAGGAGTAACACTAGCACCAGCATTTCTTTGGTCTATCCTCATGTCACCATTTATAATACGGTTCTTTAGCACATAAGGTGACGCTGCAGCTCCTTGTAGAGATGCGTCATTAAACGTGACTCCGTTACTGCCGTCTAAAATCATTGTCATTGTGGTGCTCCTAATTGTTCGTCTGTTGGTTTAGGTAGTGTAGGGTGCTCCCATTTAGCTATGTAGTCACCTTTACCGTCTGAATCGTTTTGTAATCTAA